GTTCCATTAGTCTTGATGGCATATAAACGTTATTATGATGTCGGTTACCACAGCTGGGATGATGACGTCAAAGTGTTGCTAGAGTTCGACCATCAACTCGTGTTGTCCAAGCGTTACCACGTACTGCCGTGTGTTAAGACTTTAGACTGGAGTACTTTTCCCACTCGAGACCTCTCAGGTTACTGCAGTTTAGGGTCATGGAGTGCTGATGTGATTGGACGACTGGATCGTTTGAGCAAACACATTTACCTACAAACCTGGCTCTGGCACCACACCAAAATCAGTCCGTATTCAATCCAAAGCTTGGAAAACTGGGATCAGCGACACACAACACTACACACCTCAGATATATTTTAAATGAACTACACACCAGAAATAACAGAAGAAATTGTTAAGTCTTACAAGAGTGGACAAACTGTTCATGACCTTGCACTTCACTACAAAGTGCCTCCACGCAGCATTATAGCCAAGCTGTCGCAGCTGGGGGTCTATAGCAAAAAAATTTACCTTTCCAAAACGGGGGAGGTGCCAATCAAAAAAGAGCAGCTTGTAGAGCAGATTGCGACCCTCATTGGTGAAGACTTAGAAAAAATAGAAAGTCTTGAAAAGTGCAATAAAAGAGTGTTACAGTTATTAATCACTCACTTAAGTTAAAAAAGCCCCAATAAGGTGACTTATTGGGGCTTTTCTTTTTCCTGACCCTAAATTGCATCAGGCTTGGGGTGGGCTGGGGGTGGTTGGTGTGGGTTTGGTACGGTTTAGGGTCGGTTGTGTAAAACTGATCTTGACTCAATGAGGTTTTCTACTGTATAATGTGGGCGCAGAACGGGGGTGTGATTTTTTGCTAGTTTTTCCACTGGCGCAGGCGGCTTTTGGGGAATAAATTTTTCAAGGTTTTCCACTGGCGCAGGTGGCCAACAACTTCAAAAATTTCAAGGTTTTCCACTGGCGCAGGTGGGTCACCTGCGCTAATTAAGTGGTTGCTTATATTCGTGAACGCTTATATAAGCCGACTCTTATATAAGCGGCGGCTTATATACACCCAAACCCTCCATTGTATCATGTGCCCGGGGGTGGGGTCAAGTGGTTTTTCTACCACACACGACTCGTGGGGTCTTTCGAAAAACCTTGACAACCTCACCAAAATTATGATATAATTTTGGCGCCATAATACCCCTATAACCTGGTCAACAATAGGGGTATTAGGTCAAATAATAAGGGGCTATAAGCCCCTTTTATTATTCCCTGATATGTTCTAGTATATCCGTGGCCAATTCTTCCATTTCCTTTGTAATATCCACATCAGACATCGGCTGTAGAGCCAGTTTAATAATAAGTGCCAACCGTATCATTTCCTCATGACTGAGTACAATAATATATTCAGTTTTGGTTTCAATTTGCATTTTTGATTCTCCTTTTGAAAATGCGGATTTTAGTCCAGATCAGTAACTGGTGAATATAATTCTCCCGTACTGAATCCTAGATCATTTAGTATCTTTTCTAGGTGTGTTGCAATTAATTGGAATCGGTCATCGTGATGATAGTTTTCATTAAAGCTGTTATCCTCGATCATTTTGGCATGGATTAATTCGTGTGCAATTACCCCATACACATCAAAATTGGATTCCAATGTCTGGCCTAAATTAATGACAATTTTGTGTTTTTGGAGACGGTTATTGCGAAACACAGTATCGCACCAACCTGCCAAACCACGATGAGTCTTATTATAAACTCGGGTTTTCAATACTACGTCAACGGGTTTGTGTATTTCCAATACAGAAACCACGGCTTGAATCAACAACAATACATCAGGTTTCATGGTGTTTTATATGGGGGTTATTAGCCCCCATATATATTTACTTTGCGACGAAGTGTTCTTTTACTTGGTGTTTTTTCCAATCATATGGAATTACCTTTTCTCGCCAATCACGCTTTTTCAAGATATTGACCAGAACGGGAACTTCAAAATCCCGCGCATCTTCCAGTGCAGTATGTGGCTCAACCTTAAACTCGCCACACACAAAACCACAAACTGCTTCCGCCGTGGTTTTGTAGGTCATGTTTTGGTTGACGGTAGGGGAATTGAATAGATGGTTATCGATGCAAAACTGCCGATAGCGCTTAGTATGGGTAATATTACCGATACTAGCTTGCCAAAGACAGAATTTGTCATTGAAGATATTCAAATCAATTCCGGTTTTGTCGCATTTGTCGCGATCAAAAGCCAGATTGTATGCGGTAAGGGTAGGGTTATACTTACCCACAGCCTGATTCAGCCATTTATTAATGGCAGCTGTCGAAGCCAGCATACGAACACCAGAATTCAGCATGGATACATATGCTGCTTTACGCTTTTCCAGTCCCTCATAACCCCAAATATCATTTGCACGTTTATCGTGGAACAATTCATATGTGCAGTAATGGTCTTTTACCAATACTGCACATTGGTTGTAAATCTTGCCATCACGGTCAACAATAACCGCAGCAAAATCAGCTACAGTATCTTGCATTGTGGTTTCAGTATCGACCACGCACCAGAATTGCTTTTTAGCCATATTAACCTTCACACATGAAACCGGAAAGGGCCGGAGTCTCGCCCATGCCAACTGGCACCCGGCGAGTGTAACGCTTTTTGTGACTCACTGCAAGCCCCTACAGTGTGGTCAACTATTGACCAGGCGGCTTGACGGGGGCCAATTATATAATATATAATTGGCGCCAATATAAGGGTTTACCCTTATATTGATTTATTTCCTTTCCCAGATTTTATATCTTATCATTATGACGACGAAAAACAGATTTAGTATGTAGTTGAATAACAGTGGCATATCTCCTTTTGGAAATATATAAACAATGGTGAATAACTCCCCAAAGAACCAACAACCCAAGAAAAAGGGGTTTAATCCTCGGGCGTGGCCGTCTTTTGCACATTGCAAAACCTGGGGAATTGCACATATTGCAAATAATATGCTACCAATCCAACCTATAGTTTCCATTTTAGTGACCCTGAACCGAGGGAATATAAACACCGCGGATATTGAAATGGTCGCAAACTGCTTTTAGGTAACTCACATTGTCTTCGTAAAATACACAGTCCGCAGTCTTGAATTGCTTCAAATTGAAAAACTTTTGCAAACCCTTGATTTTAAGAGTTTTGCCAGACTGGTTATCACCGTCACGACGCGAGATAAGGTAATCGGGGCTGCCGAGAATCTCACGGATAAACACATTATCCAATTCGCGCACAATACGCGCAGTGGCGATAATTACATAAGTATTTGGATCTTGCAAGTCATTGCGATATTGAGACACAAGAGGAAGCAAACCATCTTGCATACACCGATTTTCATTATCGCGCCAGTATTGCAAATCGATTTTGACAATACCATTTTCTGTTATTGTGCGGTAACGGTGACTGCTATCAACGATCGTGCCATCCATGTCATATATCGCAACCTTCATTTTGAACCCCTTGTTTTGTAGAGCCCGAGTGTAGCACGTTCGGCCAGGCGACACAAGCCCCCAACAATGACCCTACGTCGTGGTCAACCATTGACCAGGCCGCTTGACACGGTTGCCAATATTATGTTATAATATTGGCGCCCCTATTAGGGTTAACCCTAATAGGGGCTTTTAAATAATAAGGGGTATAACCCCTTATTATGTCACGCAATGGCTTTTGCAATATCTCGAGCCTTTGCACCCAGTCGGTTAATAATGGTTTCTGACCAGTGGCCGCCAATATTGCACGGCAATACTTGCATACTCGCCCAACGGTCCAACACAAGATACTCGGCAACATCGTAGCGATACAGGGATTCTTCTACGCTGGCAAGACTCACAGCAAATTTGCCAGTATCGATGCCGGTTTGCTTGATACCAACACAAACCCCCAGCAAGGGAAAATGAAAGATAACCACGTCGGGATAATCCGCCCGCATATCTTGCAGAATATCCAATTCCGTATCGTTCAAGACGGTCTGGTTCACGTTACGCATGATAAGCCCTTTCTATGGCTTGGTTGGGAAAATGGTTTGCTTAGGGCATATTATACCCTAAGCAAACCCCTTTCGGGGTTTGCTTCAATCATTCGATTGGACGGGAATTGGCCAGTGCATCAAAGATCGCCTTCAATGCACGTTTGTTAGCCTTGGTGAGGCTATCAACGTCAGGCTCAGACAGCATAAGGATCTTGCCGATAGCCTCGGCGTGTGCATCCTTCTTCACGGGAGACTCACCAGTCTTGGTAACATAGGTCTTCTTCTGGTAAACACCCTCACGACTCAGTTTCGCAACAATCGAGCGAACCGATTTACCGAGACTCTCGGCAAGGGCTTCGACCGTAGTGCCGGCCTTGTACGCTTCGACCAGAGCAGCAGTCTGCTCAGGAGTATAATTCACAACCTTTTCAGTGGCCATTTTCAGTTTCTCCGAGTTAACACGCATGGGGAAATTTTGGCAATGCCGGGCAATCCCCTCAACCTATGCTGATATTATACAGGGTCAACATTCCCCCGTCAAGTATTGTGTTTTCTTTCCTTTCTGTTCGTCGTCGTCAGGGACACAGTATAACGGTTTTTCAGCCTGGACACAATACCCTAGTGCATCGTGGGGTCTTTGCGCCAGGCGGTGATCGGCGGTTAACCAGGCGGTGATCGGCAGTTAACCAGGGGTAAGTCCCTATTGACAGGTGTATTAGAACATGATATAATTTTGGCGCACCCCATAGGTAACACCTATGGGGTGCGGCGGCTCAATAGGTAACACCTATTGAGCCACAAACAAAAAAGCCGACAAAAACAGTCGGCTTTTTTGTGTGGCCCTTGACAGGGCCCAAAATTATATGTTATAATTTTGGCGCAAATTAGCCGCCTGGCCAGGCGGCTAATTATACTGCGATTATTCGTCGGTGTTGACGACGATGGTGGAAACGTGGGGGTCAGAAGCGGGAACAGCTTCCTCCAGCATCTTGACCCTATACGACACCCAGTTGATGCTGGTGTAGTATTCCTGATGATGCTTGAAGTGCTCTTGGTCCCACCATTCGATCATGTAAACCTTCATTTGGGTTCCTTTCCTGTTGCAGAGAACACAGTATAACGCTTTTTAAGCCACACAGCACATACCCGAGCGCATCGTGGGGTCTTTTAGCCAGGCCCTTGACAGGGCCCAAAATTATATGTTATAATTTTGGCGCCATAATAACCCTATATATTATAGGGTTATTATGTGGTCGTTAGAAAAACCCCATGTTGATGATTTTGTAGTCCAGTTTGGGGCACTTTTTGCCTAAATTCTTTTTCAATTCTACACAATCCCTTTCTAAATCCGACAGGTTTTGATAGTGACACACCAAAACATTATCGAAAAACAAACCCCAGACTTTTACAACACCCATTTTGAAATCCCCACCAGGTTAGCGCACAAGAAAAACCCATTCAATACACTGAGGGATTTATCCCTTTTCGTGATCCCGATATATAGCCACGATATCGAACCAATAATAAACAAACTGTATCCCAAAATATATATCTGAAACGCAACCAGAAAACTGCCGATAACCGAGCTTATAGTGCCTAGCCACGATATATACCCCATTTTAGACCCGTTTGTAGTTTACCATGTTATGGCATCGTTCTGGAGGCAGACCTAATTCTTTCATAATCTTTTTCCAGCTTTTGCCATGCCCAAAATCATTATACACCAGAAAAGCCACACAGTGTGCCAATTCATGGGGAATAATAACCCTACAAAATTCGTCGGGATATTGTTCGAACAATTCAACCGACAAATCTATACACTGCGGATTGCGCTCAATAAAAGCACGTCCTGCGGTAGTTTTCAGCCGTTTATTCAAAACTACCGCAGGAGCAGTTTTGGTTAAGCTGGGGTACAGAAAGCACAGTATATCCCAAGTGTCTTGGGCACTGCGGTCTGCCATTTCTTGCATTGTGGGGGCTTTCATGGGCTGGATTCTACTACAAAAATTTGGCTATCACAAGACCCCTCGACCAGGTCAACTATTCCACATGGGGCTTGACACGGTTGCCAATATTATATTATAATATTGGCGCCAGTATTAGGGTTTACCCTAATACTGGCCTTATTAAATAGGTACGACTTTGTAGACAGTATGTTGGACGACCCTTACAGGAATACCGTCGAATACTTGAAGATGTTCCATATTCAGGGGTTTGTCGCCAGACAACAATTCCAATTCTTCCACAAATTCTTCCACCGTTGAACCTGCGCCAATATACTCGGCCCTATCGCTGGCAATATAGATTCCAAACAGCATGATGTTTCCTTTCTTGAAAAAGGGGGATATTATCCCCCGGATATCACACGATGAGCGAGAGCTTTTGCAGTACCTTTTGCAATGCGGTTTTGTTCGCCTTGGTGAGACTGCTAATCTCGGGTTCACTCAATTCACAAAGAGCCCCGATTTTGTCTGCAAGCTCTTCTTTCGAAACAACTGTTTCACCAGTTTTGGTGACATACTCCTTTTTCCTGTAAACACCTTCCCGGCTGAGTTTAGCTACCACGCTGCGGACACTCTTGCCCAGCGTGGCCGCAATACTTTCTACGGGAACACCCTTGCTATACCCGTCCAGCATTTGTTGGACCTGCTCGGGAGTATAGTTTGCGGTTTTCTCAGTCATCTTCTTTCCTTTCAATCAAAGACCATCGCCGACAACAATAGCAATTCCCATTGCAAGAATCGCCACCCAGAATGGGCTAGTAGCCCAGATAATCAGAAAAAGATCAGACATTTTAACCCCTCTTTGAATAAACAATCAGACCCGTGAGATACTCGCGCTTACCCGCCATGTAGCTGCGACGCACCACATAGGACTTCAAGCCCTTACTGTTGGCGGCTTCGATAGCCCCCGTCAGCAAGCTGTGCGACTCCAGCACAGCGGGCTTGTGAGCGACTTCACTAACATACACAGTGTAAACAGGCTCGTAACCCATCGAAGGTCTCCGGTTGTTCGTCGTTTCCATGGGACACAGTATAACGCTTTTTCGGCCTGGACACAATACCCTAGTGTGTTGTGGGGTCTTTGAGCCAGGCCTAGGGGTAAGTCCCTATTGACAGCAAGAATTTGGTGTGGTATAATTTTGGCGCCACAAAAACCCTACAGATTGTAGGGTTTTTGTGGCCAGGCCGTTGACACGGCCCAAAATTATGTGCTATAATTTTGGCGCCCCAAAGCCCCTGCACATTGCAGGGGCTTTGTGTTACTTTGACCGGCTGGCCCGAGCCGCCTTGACCTGGCGGTTACGCTCCGCCTTTTCGCGACGGTTACGCTCCAGCCGAGCCTTGCGCTCTCGTTCATCGGCACGCTTGTGAGCAACAGGAGCCAGACCCAGACCAGCACGCAGTTCGTTGATTTGATTCAGGTTCATTTCAGTCACTCCTAGAAAAGCCCTTTCGGGCAGGTAATCACTTGATCCTGGCCACAGCCATTTCAGTGTGGCCGACCACGGCATCGACGACCTTTTCGGAATCGTCCATAGCATCCGCCAGCATTCCGGACAGGTATCCGACAATAAAGGTTTCGGTAGCATCGCCAGACCAACCCTCAGAAGTCTTAGCATCACGAAGGGCTTGAATCAGGGCACGGGCTTTGTCGATGTTGGTCATTTCGGGTTCCTCTTGTGTTGCAGTAGACACAGTATAGCACAACACCAAGCCCGTGCAACACCTAAATTTTAGCCCTTTGACCAGGTCAACCATTGTGGAAGCGCTTGACCCGGCCCAAAATTATGTGCTATAATTTTGGCGCCATAAAGCCCCCACAATCTGTGGGGGCTTTGATTGATTGGTGATTACTTTGACTTCAAGTCATTCGTGTGCCATTCCACGCTACGCGCCACGTCCTCGTTTTCGCGCACAGCACTGGCCAGCATACCCGTCAGGTAACCGACAACAAAGGACTCGGAATAGCCCTTCTTGGCAGCGTGCTCGCGGGCGGCCTGGAGCAGGGCCTGGACTTGGTTGTAGGCTTCGGTAGCAGTCATCTCGTGTTCCTTTCCTGTTGCAGTGAACGCAGTATAGCACAACACCATGCTCATGCAACATCTAAAATTTAACCCCTCAGTGTGGTCAACTATCCAGGCACCCGCTTGACAGGACCCAATTATATAATATATAATTGGCGCCCGAATAGGGGTTTACCCCTATTCGTTATTCTTCATATACTATGAAGTATGGAGTTTCCCCATAATCTCCAGAGTATTCAATGGGATGGTCTGGATTGAACAGAGTCATATCAATACCAGTATCCCAGAAAACATCAAAAACCCAGTCTTGATACATATACTTCCTTTCAATAGTCCAACCAATCGCCCATACTCTCGATTTTGGCGGCTGCTTCTTCCACACTAATAACGTGTGGAATGTGCGATACCCAAGTCGGGCTATCGGGGCCAATATACATAACACAGCACCAGCGGCCCGTAGCACCACGGGCCAGACAATGGATGCCCTGTATGGGCCGGGGATACTTCGTACCCGTGATATCACACTCGGTGATAGTGCCAAAAACCATCATGGTATATACTCCTGATTTGATTACGCCATTACCCGAGCGATATACGCCTGGGCCTGTTCCACAGTCTTAAAAGACTTGACCTGCTTGGTGACCCAGTAGGCATCCTGCCGGATGGTGTCAAACTTGAACACCTGCACTTGGACAGTGCGAGTAGCCCACGGTACAACAAACGCCCTGACAGTGCCAAGGGCCGGGGGAGTGTAGGTGTTGGTCATCTCGTGTTCCTCTTGTCTTGCTGTGAACACAGTATAGCACAACACCACACCAGCACAACATCAAAATTTTAACCCCTCGACCAGGTCAACTATTGTGCGGGGGCTTGACCGGGCCACCAAAATTATGATATAATTTTGGCGCCACAATAGGGGTAAACCCCTATTGTTTATTCTGTTAGTTCTCTGTATACCTGATCATAACTAACACAGTATTCCCAGGCTGCATTTCTGCAAGCATCAAAGAAACTCATGTGATATACAGACATCAATTGCTTTGCGTAACACACGGCAGCTTCAAGCATTTTGTTCCTTTCAAACCCGAAACGTGGGGTTGACACCCACCTTGTCAGCCACCATCCACACGTACTCCACGTACACTTCTTCTTCGCGGGCAGCCTGGGCCGCCACGTCCAGCTCCCAGTTGGCTTGGTCGTATTCTTCACGAATGGTCATCTCAGCCATGTCCAGCTCAAAGGACTCAATGTCTTCACGGGTCATGTCGGTGGGGTAGTACATCTTGGGGGCTCCTTGTCTGTGTCAGTAGAGTTAGTATAACGCAAAACAGCGTGTTGTGTCAAACCCGATCTTTGTGTGGGGTCTTTGACCAGGCCCTTGACCGGGCCACCAAAATTATGATATAATTCTGGCGCCACAAAGCCCCTACAGATTGTAGGGGCTTTGGTCAATCACACCAAGGTGTACCGACCCGCATCGTACTCACGAAGCACAGCACGACCGATGTTGGCGTTAGTATCCATATCGAGCCCCCACAACACAACCACGCCGGAAATGTGGCGTGAGGCATCGTGAAAGAAAACCTCTACATCGTCCAGGTTCAGCTCTACCCCATCCTGTTCCTCGAACACAATGTCCAAGAATTGTTGATTGTTGTAGACCCGGCCGGTGTTGTAAACAATGTGCTTCTTCATCTTTGTTCTCCTTACATGAAGCGCTGAACAAACCAAACCTTCAGCCAGAAAACTATCACAATCGTTTCGACGGCTGCAATGATTTCTGCTGTGGTCATCTTGGTGTTCCTCTCGTGTTGCAGTGATGACAGTATAGCGCAAAACACCACAGTCAGTCAAACCCGAGTTTTATGTGGGGTTTTTGAGTGGCCCCTTGACGTGGCCCAGGAACACGTGGTACAATAGGGGCGGTTAACAGACTAGTTACTTTACTGAGTGTGCTGCGCCCTCCAACACGGCCTCTTTTAAAAAAATATCACACAACACTTTCGGTGCCAAAACCCAGCAAATCCTTTTTAAAAATAATACCCAAGTCAAAAATAGTGGTTGAATTTTTTTAACACATGTTTTATAATTCAGTTTTACACTACCCACAACACCAACCATGAACACACTGCCCGTTCCACACTCACCTGCAGAGGTAGTGCAGCTCACCCCAGAAGACGTGTTAATCTGCAATACGTACTTGACAACAGGAAGCATTGAAGTCACGAGCTCTCAACTAGACATTAGTCAAGAACTGGTGGTCAAAACTCTGGAGTCGCCACTGTCCAAAAGTTATGTAGACCGTGTGTTTTTAGACTGGGGATTTAACAATCGCTTCAAAATCCGCAAAGCAATGGATTTGGTGTTGGAAAAGAAATTTCAGGAGTTGGACGAGTCGGGGACGGGGTCTTCAAAAGATATCGCAGAATTGTTGGAATTGTCACACAAAATGACAATGAATGAATTGGACCGCCAGATTGCATTAGAAAAGATACGCTCCCGTCACACACCCACCATCAAAAAACAAACAAACATTCAAGTAAACGACAACTCTGTCACATCCAACTACCACAACCTATTAAGTACACTATTAAAAAATGCTTGAAATCTCACGAGGCGATATCGTCTCCAGTCACATTCAAACTTGGAATACTCCCACTATTCAACTTCCAATCGAACCGTATTTAAAGCTGTTACCGGTGGGTACTACAACAGCCTACGACGGTTTAAACCGACCCCAAATTGCATTAATCAACGCAGTTAACTCACCTCACTACCGCTTTATTACTTGTGCGTACAGCCGTCGTCTGGGCAAGACGTTTATTTCAAATGTGTTAGGACAGTTAATCTTTTTGATTCCAAACAAACACGTTTTAATCATGAGTCCTAACTATAGCTTGTCCAACATCAGCTTTGACTTACAACGCAGTTTTATAAAGAACTTTGATTTAGAGGTGACTCGAGACAACACAAAAGACAGAATTATTGAATTAAGTAACAATAGTACGATCCGAATGGGATCGGTCTCAACGGTAGACTCCAGCGTAGGACGCAGTTACGACTTAATTATTTTTGATGAGGCTGCACTGCATGTGGACGGAGAAGACGCTTTTAACATTGCACTTCGCCCTACCTTAGACAAACCTACTTCAAAAGCAATCTTTATCTCAACCCCTCGTGGTAAGTCAAACTGGTTCTCTTCCTTCTACAACCGTGGGTTTGATGACAGCTACCCGTACTGGTGTTCATTACGAGCAACCTACGACGAAAATCCTCGCATGAGTGAAACCGACGTTTTAGAGGCCAAGAACAGCATGAGTGTTGCCCAGTTCGAACAAGAGTATTTAGCGTCTTTTAATAGTTACGAGGGTCAGATTTACAAGTTTAGTGAACACAATGTAATAGACGAAACACATGTGGGCGAGTGTTTTAGTGGATTGGATCCGGGCTATCGAGACGAAACTGCATATGTAGTGGTTCAGTATTGTTATGAGTCAGATTGGTTCTATGTGTTAGACGAGTATGTTGAAAAGAACCTTCCCACGTCCATCCATGCAGAGCGTATTAACAACCTCAATAATACGTATGGTGTAGAAACGGTGTTTATCGATTCAGCCGCAGCACAAATGAGTGCGGACCTGGCCTACAACTACAACATCAGTTGTACAAAATCAAAAAAGGACGTTTTAGCAGGCATTAGCTTTGTGCAAAACTTGGTAGAAACCAATCGTTTAAAAGTGCATCCTCGTTGTAAAGAAGTGTTAAAGATGTTAGACCAATATCGCTGGGATAGTTCCACGTCCGGAAAACCAGTTCATGACCGTTACTCACACATGGCAGATGCTCTTCGTTATGCACTATACAGTTTTGTTACCTAACAAAAAATTTGCTTGAGAAATTTTTGCCTTTAGTATATAATAAGGACTGCTATGGGAACAAACACAAACAAGCGAATTCCTGTAAAATGGATTCGTGACAAAGCAAAAAGTGCATACCAAAAACAAGACCATTGTTTTGTGTGTGGTGTGGAGTTGGACTTAGAACTACACCACTTAGGGTCAGTTACCCTATTATTGGAGCGCTGGTGCAAGGGTAGGGGGTTAGTCTTAAAAACGGATGACGACGTTTTAAACATTCGTGATGAGTTTATTGAAAATCACCAAACAGAACTGTACAAAGACGTTTATACTCTTTGTAATCATCACCATGTTTTATTACACTCCGTTTTTGGAAAAGCGCCACCTCTGTCAAGCGTAGCCAAACAGCGTAACTGGATTGAGATTCAAAAGAACAAAAAAACCGATAAGATTGTTTTAAACAGTAACATTCTTACTTTTAGCAGTTTTTACGGAAATTTTGAGTCCTTTAAACCATTGTACGAGAAAACAAATGAAAATAAGCACCGTATTCAAGAACTGGATTGAAAAACTCAATCCAGCTCAAGTTGTTATATCACGAGAAGAAGGTAGTTTAGTTGACACAACCAGTATCATCACTTACAAACAAGCGTTTGATAGGTTGGAAAGTGTTAACAGAGGCGTAAACATGATTGTTAGCGCCTGCAGCGGACTAGACTACGACATAAAAGATAAAAAATTAGATGGTGTATTTCAAGGAATGCGCCAAAAAACGTTAAACACAATATTAAATTATCAGCCAAATCCTTATCAAAGTGTTCAAGAGTTCCGACGTAACATATTCACAGACTTTTTATTAGACGGAAATGTGTTTTTGTACTGGGACGGAGCGTCACTTTACCATTTACCAGCTGAAAATGTAACAATAGAAACAAGTGCAAAAACATTTGTTAGTCGTTACAACTACAACTCAGAAATATTCTTCAAACCAGAAGAAGTGTTACACTTCAAAGACTTGAGTAGTAAGAGCATTTATCGTGGTGATAGTCGGTTACAGAGCTGTGATCGCAACATAAAAACTCTTTACAAAATGCAAAATTTTCAGGATGGATTCTTTGAAAATGGAGCTGTAATGGGAATGGTGTTGACCTCAGAAAACACACTGTCCCAGATTGCAAAAGACAGAACAATTCAAAACTGGACTTCAAAGTACAACCCTAAACTGGGTCCGCGGAAGCCAGTTATATTGGACAGCGGATTGAAGCCTGTTAAGCTGGGTGATGAAAGCTTTAAAGATTTAGATTTTGACAATTCTATCAAAACTCACGACAGCAAGATTTTAAAAGCACTTGGAGTTCCGCCTATCTTGTTGGAGGGTGGAAACAACGCAAACATTAGTCCTAACTTGAGATTGTTTTACCTAGAAACAGTAATTCCCATCTTAAATAACTACGTTTCAAGTTTAGAAAGATTCTTCGGATACGATATTGCTCCAGTGACAAGCAACGTATCCGCGATGCAGCCTGAGTTGAAAGACTTGGCTGCCTACTACACAACACTAGTAAACGGAGGGATTTTGAGTCCAAACGAAGCTAGAGTTGAACTTCGCTACCAATCAAAGCCAGACTCGGATACTTTAAGAATTCCAGCAAATATTGCTGGGTCAGCAAGCAATCCAAGTACGGGCGGACGACCAAGCGAATCAAATTAAAAGGAAGCACATGGATAAAAACAAAGTACTACGAATAAATAGTGCTTTTTCCATTAAAAGTGATGCCTCTAGCGATAGTTCTGTTTATATCGAGGGCTATGCAAGCACAAACGATGTGGACAGGCACGGAGACGTTGTCCCTAGTAGTGTGTGGGAAAAAGGCATCCAAAACTACTTGAAGAATCCAGTTGTGTTAGCATACCACGATCATGGTCAGCCCATTGGTCGTATGGTAGAACACAAAGCGGACTCTAAAGGGTTATGGATAAAAGCCAGGGTTAGCTCTGCTGCAAAGCAGTTTGGTTTAATCAAAGACGGCATACTATCCGCTTTTAGCATTGGATTCCGCGTTTTAGACGCTGAGTACAATTCTGCAGCAGAAGTATTTTTAATCAAAGAACTAGAGCTGGTAGAGATTTCGGTCGTAAGTGTTCCAGCAAATCAAAATAGTCTTTTTGAACTATCTAAGGCGTTTAACACGCCTGAGGAATTTAAACTTTTTAAGGAGCAGTTTGCACTTCGTAGCGAATCAGCTAAAGGGCTTGAGTCCAAAGAAGCAAACAGCAATAAATCAAAGGAAATCATTATGAATCCAGAAGAAATCAAGCAAATGGTTGCTGAAGCAGCCAAGTCAGCCGCAGAGGCTCTAGTAAAAGAGCAAAAGATTGCTCAAGAAAAAGCAGAAAAAGAAGCCCAAGAAAAGGCTGCTTTCGAAGCAAAGGTAAAAGAAGCAGTACAAGTACATATCAAGACTGTTGATACCGGTGCTGAAAAGCTATTAAAAGAAGTTCAAGACCGTCTAGAAGCAGAGCGGGTTGCTAACAAGTCAGCTCTTGAAGGCCTACACGCCTCCATTAAAGAAAAGGCTGCTGAACTAGAAGCCATGCAAAAGTCAAAGATGACCTTTGCCGACAAGCAGACCCAAGACGCCGTAAGTTACAGCGAAAAAGAGAATGCAGTTCTTTTGGCCAAGGTCATGGGCAAGAGCATTGACAACACTCGCTACGGCAAGACAATCATTGAAAAGGCCGGTGCTCACCAGCCAACAAACGCCAATGTTAACTACTGGGAAACAGAAGTTAGCATGAACATGGAAAACGAAGTACGTCGTCGGCTAGTAATGGCTCCTCTAATGAGAGGCATTGCAATGCAGACAAACGTAATGAAGATTCCTGTAAACCCAGAAGCAGGTGTTGCAACTTGGGTTCAGAACAGTGAGTTCGGTACTGCTAACTCAGCAGGTGCAGCTCAGACTCATCAACTAAAAGAAATCACATTGAGCGCCTACAAGGTTGCAACACGTGAGTACTTGGCCTACGAAGAAGAAGAAGATTCAATGCTTGTTCTACTTCCAGTAGTTCGTGACGGTATGATCCGCAGAGTTGCTCGTGCAGTTGACAAGGCCATGATTAACGGTGCTGGTACTGCCAGCGATCCAGTACAAGGCGTTGCAATGTACGATGCCACATCAGCTGTAACAGTTGATTCAAGTGCTGCCGTAACAGTTGCAAACATGCGCTCTCTACGCAAGGACTTGGGTGCTTGGGGTCTAGATCCAGCCGAATTGGTTTATGTTGTAAACACCGAAGTTTACTACAACCTATTGGACGACACCAACTTCCTAACAGTTGACAAGGTCGGCGATCGTGCCACATTGCTAACTGGTCAGATCGGTGCTATCGGTAACACACCAGTTGTAGTAAGCGGAGAATTCCCTGCTATCGCTGAAGGTGCTGCTACTGCATCAACAAACATCGCAGCATTCTGCTTTGCTCCCTCTAACTTCTTGGTTGGTAACCAGCGCGGTCTACGTGTTGACACCGACAGCCTAGTAGAGACACAACGCAGAGTATTAGTTGCTTCACTACGTACTGGTCTAGTACAGCTTACAACCAACCTTGGTCCAGCTGTTTCTACACTACGCTACGTTAACGCAGCCTAATAAAATCGGGGAGGAATTCCTCCCCGTTTTTTCTAAGCAGATAGTGGTCTGTTTAGAAAAAACAAACCAGGAGTAATACATGGGACTAAATTTGATTACATTACAAGAATACAAAACATACAGTGGAATCAACAGTCCAAATGAAGACGCAACTATTAATTCTTTGATTCCAAAAGTATCAGATTTCGTAAAAACATACTGCAACCGCACTTTTATCGACTGGGTGAGTGAGCCTAAAACTGAAGTCTTTAGCGGTGGTGTGGCATACTTGCCACAAGAGTTTCCAATCAAGAGCGTCTTGAGTTTGGAATACTCACAAGACTACGGCAACAATTATACTGAATTGGTGGAGTATGTCGACTGGGTGTTAAACAGCACCGGCGATATCGTCTTGATTAACGGGACGGGAATATTTGACACCAGACCAAACAGTTATAGGTTAACGTACTTTGCTGGATTGGATGCAGTCCCTGGCGATTTGAAATTGGCTGTTATGGACTTGTTGACGTACTACAGACGCAATGATAGCGCAATTCATAGCACAAAAGCAGCCGGGTCGAACTCAGTACAGATTGAATACATTTCAACCACAAGTCTTCCAGCACACATCAAACGGGTGTTGGACTTGTATGTAAATAACTACAATTAATCATGAGTATTCCTTTTTCTACCTCCGCTAATATAAATAACTTTTTGTTAGGTATAGCAGCAGAAGAGGCACTTAATAATAAAGAAAAAGAAAAAGCCTTTAAAAGATTAGATCTTGAAGTATCTCGTATAAACAACAATCTAAGAGAATCATACGACGCACTGATTCCAAATGTTTTTGTAGCAGATTGTGTTAGTTTTACAAATTTAATAGTAAACAGATTAAAACAAAATCCGGAAAAGTTTTACGACGATCCTAATGTCGGAAAAGACATTATAAAAGCCTTTGCAGATACAAATAGTCCTGAGTATAAGGCACTACTAAAAAGAATAGTTCGTTTGGTAGGTTTATATCATGCAAAGCTGCTTAAAGAACAGAATACTACAAATCCAATACTAGAATTAAACAATTTAGCCAGAAAATTATTTAGTAGAACTCGCAATATAGAAAACGTTGTTAGTGCAAGAGTTTTAGGTGTAGATTTTGGTAAAAATATAAGAAAAGTTTTCGGTAATAGAAGTGTATTGGCAGCAATAGATCCTGGATTAGGTAGCTCTAATACTGTTTTTGTATTCTTTTCGAGTAGTTTTAATTCTATTGGTAATAGTTTCAGAAATGCAGTATACGATCCACTACTACAATACATAAGAACAAGACTTGGATATGTTGATACCAGTAGTAAACTAACTATTGGTTCCATTGTTAACTTAGGTCACGCAGCGCTTGTAAATGATCTAGGTGGTTGGGTAAATAGCCCAGCTTTTGCAAAAACATTATTTACAGTTGCTAGTGGTGGAAGCAAGAAATTTGCTCCAAAAGAACTAGAGCAAGCAGCATCTTTCTTCAAGAAAGAAAGTCGCATTATAGAGAATAAAATCGAAGTAAGCAAAGAACTTACTTCAGTAGAAGAAGGGTACGGCATACTTCTTTCCTTGGGAGTAACTTTTACTAACTTTGAAGATGCAGTTATAAACAGCGATAGAGGTAGAAGGTATGAAGGCCCAACAGTACGTTTAATAGGTGATTCAAAGGTACAACCTCTGTCTACAAAACAAAAAGACATATTAACAAACAAACTGTTTAGGCTAGTACTAAGAGCCAATCCTATTCTCGCCAGAAGCGGTAAAAATATAAAAGAATTTATAGAAGAGTCTTTTGTAAATATAATTCAAGGCAAAAAAACAAAATCTGTAAAGTATAAATATCAAAAAACTCAGAAAAGTTTAAAAACAGTTTTTGTGCCTGTAAATAAGAAAATTACAGAAAAACAGAAAACAAAAGTTTCTACTAAACTGCAGCCTTTAGATATTTCTAAAGTACAGGAAAAATCTCCAGCTGATCTACTTACCCTAATCAACAGCAGGCTTCACGACACCATAAAAGCCAACATGGGCACCGGCGATAATCGAGATGTTTTGAACTATAGAAGTGGGCGTTTTGCCACCAGTGTAAAGGTTGAAAGACTGTCTACCAGCCGCATGGGCATGATAACGGCATTTTATACTTATATGAAAAATCCGTATGCAACGTTTTCAGGCGGCGGACTTCAGCAATTTCCACGGTCACGAGACCCTAAGCTGTTAATAAGTCGTAGTATAAGACAAATCGCATCAGATCTAGTAACCAATCAATTGAGGGCTGTAAATGTCTAAAAGAAGTTCAATAACAAAAGCCCTGAGTACAAAGATCAATGAATTATTGGTGGGTGATAATAATTACACTACCAATTTGTACAACAACTGTTATCCCTACTTAAAGTTCTGGGATGAAGTAGACAACTTTCCCAGCATCTATATAACACCAGGCAGTGAGACCCGTGAATACTTGCCCAGTAACTTTACTTGGGGGTTCTTGAACTTGAGTGTTAAACTGTACTGCAAGGGTGAGAATAGTAGTCAAGATTTAGAAACCCTATTAGAAGACTTTGAAAACGCAATAGATGCAAACAGAGTGTTGACTTATGACGACGTCAACAGTCTAGAAACAACAGAAATCCTTGTTGTCAGTATAACAACAGACGAGGGGTTGTTGGCTCCGTATGCAGTAGGAGAAATAAATCTGCAAGTACGGTATGAATTACCGCAATAAAGCTGCTATATAAAACAGATAAATATCTAGTAAATAATAGCGCTTTTTTAATCCAAAAAAGGAAAAATTATGGCATTAAATCTAGTACGTAATAGTAGAGTTTTCTTTACCACAAACGTAAACAGCGACGGAGTAGTAAATACAACTGGTATTACTACATCTAATACTTGGGAAATACAGGTTCTGGATGGGTTAAGTTTTAGTCAGGCCACAACATCAGAAACTGTAACGGTTAATGAGGCTGGTGCAACTCCAACTCGTGGACAGAGATCGTTCAATACGGCTCTAAATCCAGTTGAGTTTTCTATGAGCACCTATATTCGTCCAAAACTACTAACAGCACCAGATCCAGACGAAATTCTTGCAGAAGAGCGCTTCTTGTGGAATGCTTTTGCAGGAGTAGACGCTATCGGTACAGCAGCAGGAGCTGTAGGCTGGACAACAGGAGCATCTAGTTCCACAGTAGCATTTACAAACAGTAACAAACACCAATTCCAAAAGTTTGGATTAATCATAGTTATTGATGGTGCTGCTTATCTCATCGATAACTGCTCACTAAACCAAGCATCGATTGACTTTGGTCTAGACGCAATTGCTACAATTGCTTGGAGCGGTCAAGGCACAGCACTACGTCAGCTAGAGACCGTAACACTAGCAACCAATACTTTTAGTGGTGGCTTAACCGGTACAGCAACAGGTAAGGTAACGGATGCAAAGTATTTAGCAAACAAACTAAGTACCGTTACAATACAAGCAGGTATTACAGGTACTGGCACCACATACACACTACCTGTAACCGGTGGAAACATTACTTTTGCTAACAATATTACCTACTTAACTCCAGCTAACTTAGGTATTGTTAACCAACCAATTACTTACTTCTCTGGTACTCGTGCTATTAGCGGTTCTTTAAACTGCTATCTACGTACTAATGAAGAAAATAGTAGCGCGGATCTGCTGAGCGAATTACTAACAGGTGCAGCAACGGATATTGCCCCAGGATACGAAATTATTATTTCTATCGGCGGCAGCAGTGGAACACGAGTTGTTATCACAATGCCTGCAGCAGTATTACAAATCCCATCAGTAAATACAGAACAGGTTGTTTCAACAACAATCAACTTTACTGCTCAGGGAAGCGCAAGTACAGCGTACGATATTACTGCAGCAAACGAAGCAGAAATCAAGTATTACGCAGTTGCTTAATTTACAAATCAGCGGGAGCAATCCCGCTGATTAATAACCAAAAAGGAAAAAAATGTCAACAAAAGTTTCTCTTAAGTCTTTGTTAGTTCCCTCAAAGAACATTGAGGTAGAATATCCTGGGATGCCTGGCTTTGAGATTTCTCTCAGCTTTTTAAGCCGTGAAACCCTGCAGGCCATTCGTAAAAAGAGTACAAAGACTAGCTTTAAAAACCGCCAACCAGTTGAAGAACTCAACGACGACTTATTCTTAGAGCTTTATGTAAAAGCCTCTGTTGTTGGTTGGAAAGGTTTAAAGATTCGTTATCTAGAACAGCTTGCACCAATCGATGTAAGTGGTTTAAATCCAGATGATGAACTGGAGTTCTCAGAAGAAAATGCATTGTACTTGATGAAGAGCTCTTCAAACTTTGATGCGTTTGTCTCAGAACAGGTAACAGACTTGGGAAACTTTTCGAAGACCAAATAAGTCTTTTATTTGATAAACTAGATAACTGGTTGCAGAATGCAGATGTTAATGTTTCAAAAGAAACATACATCGAAATGTGTGAGATGATGGGCACAGAGCCCAATGAGGACGACATGCCGTTAGACATGTCTGACTTTCCAACGGAAGCACAGCAAGCAGTTCAAGTATTTGGTTTGTTAAAAGACATTTGGGATCCTTTCGGCGGGAACTATTTGGGCAAAGATTTGTCAATAATATTTCAAGTCTTTGACTTACTAGAAATAGATCACAATTCTCGCAAATTGATTTTCAAGATTGTGCAGCACTTGGATAGTTGCAGAGCAGCAATAATAAAGCGCAAACAAGATAGTAAAAAGCCCTCTAAATAGAGGGCTTTTTTATGCTTAAAATTTATAGGTTTGACACTTTTTAGCCTCTATGATATAATCTGGAGTAAATAAAGAATACCTGTAAATTTTTACAGAAAAACACAGGAGAACCTATGGCTACAATTAAAGTAGGTATTGACGTATCAGACAATGGTACTACCAAAAAAGCAACAGACGCTGCAGAACGATTAAAAAGTGCATACGACAGTGCAGCTAAAAGTGCAAAAAGTATTGGTGTTGGGCAGCAGTCTTCTTCAATGCCAAAAACTGGAATGGCAGCGCAGAGTCAGGCTATTACAACCCAAGAGTTGGTGGCGTACAACCGACAAAGAGCGGTTGCGCAACGCACAGGTGCGTCTGCTCGAGACTTTGCAAAGGAAGCCGAGGGCTTAGGTGGATTAGTTCGTTTGTACGCTACTTTTGCAGCCAACGTATTCGCAGTAAGTGCAGCTTTTAATGCATTGAGTAATGCAATGGACACTACCAACATGATCAAAGGATTGGATCAGTTGGGTGCTGCTAGTGGTCAAGCACTTGGTGGTTTGAGCAAGCGATTTGTAGAAGTAACTGATGGAGCCATTAGTCTTCGCGAATCTGTGGAATCTGTTGCAAAAGCAAGTGCAGCTGGTTTGAGTAGCAAGCAAATTTTACAGATTGGTGAAAATGCCAAAAAAGCTTCACAGGCACTAGGCGTTAACATGAGCGACGCTGTAAGTCGTCTTACTCGTGGTATTACTAAGTTAGAACCAGAACTATTGGACGAATTGGGTATTTATACCAAATTAGAAGAGTCTGTAAACAAGTATGCTTTGAGTGTAGGTAAAACTGCCAGTTCACTAACAGATTTTGAACGTCGTCAGGCTTTTGCAGTTGCAGTATTAGACGAGGCAAATAAAAAGTTTGGTGCCATTGAATTAGATACAAATCCTTACAATAAACTGTTGGCTACGTTTAGAGATGTAACATTTGCTGGATTGGAATTGGTTAATAAAGGACTGACTCCAATTGTAAGTTTATTGAGTCAAAGCCCTGTTGCATTAGCTGGTATTCTGGGATTAATTGCAAAACAATTAGTAAGCAGCGCACTACCAGCTCTCGCTCAATATCGCCAAGGATTAGATGATCAAGTAGTAGCCACTAAGCAAGCCTTAGAGGCTGCTCAAGCTCGTCGTGCACAAAACCGTAATTTTATTACTGAGCTTGAAGCAGAAACAGCGGCAAATAAAGATCGTGCTGCAGCCGCCAAAGCTGACCTAGAAGTAGAAAAAGCAAGAGCACAGTTTGCTTCCGGTAGAAAGCGCCCAGCAGTTTTAGCAGCGCTTCCAACTTCTGCTGAATTATTGGCAACAGAGCCAGATTTAGACAAGCTAACAAAAGCATCTAAAGAAGTAGAAAGAAGAATAAGCCTAATAAAACAAGAAAAAACAGGCACAGAAGATGTAAACAAAAAGCGTGAAAGAGAGATAAATCTTTTAATTGCTGCAAATAAGGCAATTAATGATAGAATCCAAGCCGGAAAACAGTTTAACGATTTTTTAAATGAAAATGTCGTAGGAACTCCAGGGGCACTTAGTAAAGTTCAAAAAGATCAAAGAGATCTAGAAAAAGCCACAAGAGCAGCTCGTGGAATTGAAATAGTACAAGACGTAGCGCAGACTTACGATACCAGCGGGTTTAATGAAGGGTTTAAAAAACTTGGCACCAGTATAGCAAACAGCAGAAAAGAACTAGGATTTTTCCGTACAGCATTGGTTGGTGTGCAAGGAGCCACACTGCTACTAGCCGGCGGAATAAGTCAAGTAATGAGTGCATTAAATCCGTTACTGTTTATAGTTACTGCAGCAGTTACTGCCTTTGGATTTTTAGACGGTGTAATGTCGAGCAATAAAAAACAGGCAGAAGATGCCAACATGTCTTTTGGACTGTTAGATGAAGCATTAAAAAATATAGACAAAACAGCTACAGCACTTTCAAAGAAAGATCCGCTAGAGCGTTTGTCAGCAAGTTCTATTGCAGCGAAAGCAAAATCTGTTAGCGAGTTGAGCAGTGCGCTTGGTGACTTGGTAGAAAAAGTAGAAGCTCAAGATGCCGCAGCCGGTAAATGGGATAAATTTGTAGACGGATTCAAAGTAATTTGGGGAGGAGACTTATTAAGCAAGTCTTCTGATAAATTAACAGAAAGTATCACAAAACTACTAAATAGTGCCGGCGGACCCGAAGCTGAACAGGCTTCAAAAAAGTTAAAGGAACTGGTTGGTGTTGATCCTCGCGACCAAGAAGCTTTTCGCAAGGCCCTACAAGAATCTCCACAAAAGTTTTTGGAATTAGCGCCAAAAGTAGCACAAGAAGCCCAAAACTTAACCAACAAGTTAACCGCGTTAGCGGGTTCAGCGCAGCAGGCTTCAGATGATATCAATACTGCCAGTAAATCACAGAGTGAGTTTGTTACTTCTGCGCTTCCTTCTGATAAATTGAGTAAGTTTGGAAGCGACTTAGTAAAAGCAGGAGTTTCTATTAAAAATGCTTTAAAGGATGCCAACTCAGAACTTTCAGTATTACAAAACCTATTAAAAAATCCAAACAACATAAAGCTGTTCAGCAAAGATTTTCAAGACTACTTTATAAAAAATCGCGATAGTATTGCAGCAAACTTATCTGTGCTGTCCGCTTACAGAGCAGAGCTGTCAAAACTAGAAAGACAGCAAAGTTCTTCAATGTTAAGAAGTACTGGAAGCGCACTTTTAAGTAGTATGGGGTTCGGCGGAGCAGGTTCAACAATACAAACACTAAGAAGTGAAATTAAAAGAATAGAAGCAGAAACAGCTGGTAGACTAAAAGCAGAATCTGAAAGAATGATACAAAACGGCTTGAATTTTTTAAGCAGAGCCGCAGAAGAGTTATTGAAAAAAGCAGCAGGTATAATAAACTCAGCAAAAGTAGAATTATTGGGCAACACAGAAGAAGCCATAAGAGAGCGTACTAAAATAGATAATATGGCTCTAGACGCGCAGATTGCAGTATTGGAAACCGAAAAGAGTCTAATTGGCTCTCAAGACAGGCTTCAGCAAGCCATTGAACTACAAACTCTTGCTGTTCAAGAACAAACAGCAGAACAAAGAGCAGCTACACAACTTCAAGCCCCTGGAGCAGACAGAACAGCAATAGAATCAGGCTTACGAGAAACACTTCTTAACATTGCAAAAGCAAGACGAGAAATACAACTACCATCTGCTGATAACAGGTTATCCGTACAGGCACAAAAACAGATAAGTGCACAGGTTGGAATTCTTCAATCCCAGAAACAGGCCAACTTATTCAGAGAAGCAAGTCAGCTAATAGACTTAAATACGCGCAAACAAGAAGAAAATAATAATGTTTTAATTCGTAGAAATGAATCAATTCGTGATAGTTTAGAATTTGAAAAACAAACTTTTGGAGTATTAAGCGAACAAAAACAATTACAATTAGAGACTGCTAATAGAGAGATACTACGTCTACAACAAGTAAAAGAGCGGTTACCGCTTGAAGCACAGATTGAAAAAATAAATTTAGTTGCAAACCGCCCAAGTACTGCAATAAGAGAAGAAACAGAAATAACTAGACTATTAGAAAGAAGAGTTAATCTTGAACGTGAGAGAGAGGATTTAATAGATAGCACAGACAGTAGAGATTTACGTAGAGATACAGCTAAATCTGACAAAATTAAACAACAAATCGCAGATATTAAAAGTGGAAGGTTTTTTCAGGATAGTTCCAAAGCAGCAGTAACTAAATTAGAGGAGTTAGATAATCTAGCAACATTGTTAGAACAACGCTTAAGGAACACAATTCCGGTAGATATAGATAAAATTATCACAGACGCAACTAGTGCTCGCGATCAGGCAGTAAGAGAGGCTGAAGAAGCAGCCAATAGTTTAATTGATAGATTAAATACTGAATACGAAAATGCTCGTACTGAAAGGTTTAACAAAGCGACGCAAGATAGAGAAGCATTAAGAAAATTATTCGAAGACTATGGAAATAAAAGATCAACCTCTCGACAAGATACACCTGCTATTGTTGAATCACGCAATAAATATTTAGCTGCTCGTGCAGAGTTTGTTAATGCAGAAGAAATTAGAAAAAGAGTAAATAAAAAAGAAGAAGAAGCAAAAGATAAAAAAATCTCGGATGCTAGAAAAACTGCCGACGCTGTAAAGACACAGGCTGAGCGCACAGCGTCTGAACAAATAGCCCAACAACAAAGAGTCTTTAATACAACGCAAACTATAGCAGAAAATCTAAATGTTAGATTGGCAGAGATATACGACGAAAGAGATAGAATTAGAACAGAACAATGGATGCTGGCCGAAAGAAATACTGCAGGTCAATTAACTACTTTAGAAGGTGAATTAGATCTAGCACTTAAACAAGAATTTCTGGATTTGGAAGCAGCAAGCCAAGATCTGGATAAACGTACCAGAAATACTTTACAAGATCTACAAAATGAAATAAAAAAAGTAGAAGGGCAAATTAAATCTGCACAAACAGCCGTCGATAAGGCTAGAGCACCTACTGGATTAGGAGCAAGCTCGCGACAAGAACAAGAAATACGACTAGAACAATTAAATGAATCGCAGGCACGTGACAGAGAAAGATCTGAAAGAGAGAGCAATAAAAGAACTCTTGAAAACAGACAACAACAGTATGAAAAAGCAAGAGAGTTTATTAATAAATTAGCAGAGTTAGATAAAAGAAGTGCAGATTTGATTTTTGAAGAGCAAGTGGAAAGAATTAATACTCTTGAAAAATTAGGTATGATTTCCACGGAAACTCAGATCAAGCGCAAGGCAGATCTAGAAAAAGCTCAAGAGAAAAAGAACCTAGAAAATAGATTGGATACGTTAGGTAAAGAACTTACTAAAGAAGTAGATGTTTTAAGAGATCGTCAAAGAATAGCCTTTGGTTCCGGCCAACAACAGCAAGCTGTAGATTTACAAACAGAAATAGATGCTATTACAAATCGTTACAAAATTCTAGTTGGTGGCGAAGAAGCATTAAGCAAAGCCCGCCAAGATGGAATAACTCAAATAAAAGAACAAAACTTATTATTAGAGTCGCAAAACAAGCTGGTGTCTGCACTAGAAAACGTTGCCAAAGCACTTGGTGATGCATTTGGTCAAAGCACTGGTGTTTTCTTTAATACTTTTGCTGTACTTGCAAAAACAGAAGCTGACTTTATAAACAGGAGCACAACCCTTGCAAAGACACGTGCTGCAGAAGAAGCAGCAGTCAAGTTAAAGTACAAAGAAGATGAGGTAGTTCAAACAAAGGCTCTTATTGAGATTGAGAAAAAGTACGAAAACGAATTTAACAAACTTGGATTACAAAATATCCAGCAACAGGCAGCTGCAACAAAAGGATTCTTCAAAGAAAAGACTTTTGCCTACAAAGCACTGAGTATTGTAGAAAAAGTAGCAGCAGCACAAACACTTGCACTAAACCTACAAACAATGGCAAGCAACTTGGCGGCTCTTCCAGGCAAGATTGCCGGCGGTGTTGGACAGCTTGTTAGTCAGGGCGGTTTTGCAGGACTAGCAGCAGCTGCAGGCTTTCTGGCTCTTATGGCAAGTTTAGGCTTTAAGAAGGGCGGAGCAAAAGTAACACCAAGTGTGTCTTTGGAAGAAGTTCGTAAGACTCAAACAACTGGTCAGTTTTATAGTGGTAATACACTGATGACTCGTGCCGGAGCATTACAGGCTGATCCTACTGAAACCTTAAATTCTATTGACGAGTCTTTGGAAATAATCAAGTCTTCTGGATTTGATGATTTGGCAGTTTTCAACAAAATGTCCAAGTCTCTTGATAGAATAGATTTAAACACAAGAGCATTGTCAGAAAGATTGGCAATTTCTATTGGATCTGTTTTTTCTGAACTACAGGGCGGAGTCACAAACGAAAACCCATTAGCAAATCTTGCAAGCAATCCAGTAGTAAAAACAGGAACAACTCTTGGCGGAGCCGCATTGGGGTATGTTGGCGGATCAGTTTTAGCAGGAAGTATCGCAGGTCCTCTTGGAGGATTATTAGCAGGAGCTGGTGCTGGGGGTGCTTTAACTGGCAGTATTCTAGGTGGTTTAGGGGCTGTTGGCGGTCCGATCGGATTGTTGGTAGGAGCATTGCTTGGAAGTAATTTGGACAAAATCATTACAGGCATTTTTGGCGGCAAAAAGACAACAACAGTAAGAGACTTTGGTATTACTGTTGAAGGTACAATAAATAAACTAACAAAAGCAAATGCCGAATTGGTAAAAGGTTTTGCTGAGTTAGACGTCAAAATAAGCGGTGGTTGGTTCAGTCGCAACAGGTACTTTTTAGAAACAGCTACAGCAGAATTAGATCCCGAAAAAAATAAACCTATTTTTGAATATATTGGTGTATTGTTCAGTGACATAAGAAACAGCCTTTTAACAAGTGCTGAAGTATTAGGCAAAGACATAGACTCAGTTCTTGAGACTGCTGTTATTGAACCACTACAAATCAGAACAAAAGACCTAAAACCGGAAGAAATCGCTAATGCTATAAAGAACCAGACTAGTGCAGCATTTAACGAAATAGCTAAACAAGCTTTTGGACCCTTAATTGAAGCACTTCGTCAACCTCTAGAAGAAGCCGGAACAACACTAACTCGACTTACTGCTCAAACACAAGCATTCTCTGATGGCATGCTGTTGTTGGGCAAAAATGTTGAAGACATTACTGGTACATTGAAGACCATAATAGCAGACGATTTAGTAAAGGCTTTTGGTAATCTAGAAAACTACCAAAACAAAGTTCAGTTTTTCAGAGAAAACTTTTTAACAGAAGCAGAACAGATTGCTCCAGTCTCACAAAAGCTAACAGAAGAACTAAACAAGCTTGGTATTTCCACGAGTCTTACTCGTGACCAATACAAGAGTCTTGTGCTACAACAAGATTTGACTACAACATCTGGGCGTGAAACATTTACTGCACTACTAAACTTGGGCGAAGCGTTTGATAAAGTAACTGATTTTGCTGAAAAAGCAAAAGAAAAGCTAGATGGTTTTTCCACTACTATCAGAAACTTTATTAAAGAACAAACTCTTCAAATTGCTGGTTCTACAAACGGATTGAATTTCTTGTTAAAAGAATTCCAGTCTACTGTTGAAAAGAGCCTACAAGGCGATGAAAAGAGTTTAAGTTACTTAACTGAAATTGCAGGTAAAACAATTGAAAGTGCTCGTAGCAGCAGTCGTACTACTCGAGAGTTTAATTTACTACGTGCAGGAGTGGTGAGTAGTTTGGCTCAGGTCGCAACAGAAATCGAAACTGGAAACATAAAACTATTAACTCCACAAGAACAAACCAATGTTATTTTGGAGCAGATTGAACAAAATACCAGTTCGCTTCCAGAAGACATTGCTCAAAAGTTAGCAAATAAGATTGACGGCATTTTGAATCCTGTTGTGGCTGATACCACTACTACTGCAACAACACTACCAGACACTGGTGTGGTCAATGACTCCAGTCTTGGTGAAGGTCAGGGCGGTCCAACCTCATCAGGACCTGTAGGTGCAGGAACTCTTGCACTGGCGAATGCAGTTGCTAATGCAACTAACACACTAGCCGATACTATCAAGGGCAATCCGTTGCTTGGACTAGTACCTGGTGCAGGATTGATTGTTCTATCAAATGCTGCGGCTAATGATGTTATTTCTCAAGCCGGGAGAGAGGCCGAGGCATTAGGGGCGGTGGGTGCCGCTGTCGCTGCTGGTGTTGATGCTGTGAGCTCGAGCGTAGATGGCCCAGCCGGACTTTTTGGATATGCAAAAGGCGGAGCTTTCCACAAGGGTATCAACATGTTTGAGTCTGGAGCAGCTTTCTCTAATAGTGTTGTAAGCAATCCAACACTATTCCCAATGGGAGTAATGGGAGAAGCCGGACCAGAAGCAATCATGCCACTGACTCGTATGAACGACGGAAGTTTAGGCGTAACAGCAGACATTCCGTTCAACAATAATAGTCAGTCCAACCAACAGCTCATTCAAGAAGTACGAGAATTGAAGAAAGAAATGGAAAAAGTACGAATCGGTGTTGAAGTTACCGCAACGGGAACAAACAAGACCTTTAGACTACTTGACAGAGTAACCGAAAACGGCGATGCGTTGAACGTGTTGGCTGTGGAAGGAAGCGTAACAACTCTGAGCTCTATACAAGGTGGTCAGTTCTGACCACCTTTTTACCTAGTTTTATTTGACTAGTAGAAACCCACCTTTTTAGGAAAAACAATGATACCTATTATTCTAAAAAAATCTAATGTACCATCAAAAGCCCCAACCACAGCAGATTTGGACTGGGGCGAACTTGCTGTAAACTATACAGATGGTAAGTTGTATTATAAAAAACAAAGCGACAACGATCCAACTGGAACAATAGATTATTTTACCTCTTCTACGGCTGCAACCGGAGTAAATAATGGAGCTTTAACTCTTGCATCTGCCTCTGGAACTACAAACACAGCCGTAACAATAAATAACGGTACGGGTTTCACAGCAAATTCTAGTCAGAACATACAGTACACAATAGCAGTAGGTCCAGCACTTACTGCTTTGTCTACTGTTATGTCGCCAAACAATACAGGCTTACTTAAAAAAACCGGCACAGATACTTACACTCTTGATACTACCAACTACTTAACATCTGCTGTTACCAGTGTTAGTGGTACAGGAACAGTCGCCGGCTTGTCACTGAGTGGAACTGTGACTTCTACAGGAAACCTAACACTGTCCGGTACGTTGAGTGCTCCAGTGACTAGTATCAATGACAGTACTGTGGTAGGTAGAAACTTAGTAAAGCTAGCAGATCCAAATAATATTACATTTTTAAGAGTTAACGCAGACAATACAGTCAGTGCTTTAAATGCAGCTGACTTTAGAACTGCAATTGGTGCTGGTACGGGCGGAGGCGGTACCGGCACTGTTACCAGTGTTAGTGGCACAGGAACAGTAGCCGGCTTGTCATTGAGCGGAACAGTCACTACTACAGGAAACTTGAGTTTGAGTGGTACTTTGAGTGCTCCAGTGAGCAGCATCAACGACAGTACGACAGTTGGTAGAAACTTAGTAAAACTAACAGATCCAGGCAGCATCACCTTTTTAAGAGTTAATGCAGACAACACAGTCAGTGCTCTTAACGCAACTGACTTTAGAACTGCAATTGGGGCCGGTACGGGCGGAGGTACTGGCACTGTTACCAGTGTTAGTGGTACAGGAACGGTGGCTGGTTTGTCTCTCACTGGAACAGTCACTACTACAGGAAACTTGAGTTTGAGTGGTACTTTGAGTGCTCCAGTGAGCAGCATCAACGACAGTACGACAGTTGGTAGAAACTTAGTAAAGCTAGCAGATCCAGGTGCTGTTACATTTTTAAGAGTTAATGCAGACAACACAGTCAGTGCGTTGAATGCAACTGACTTTAGAACTGCAATTGGGGCAGGTACTGGAGGCGGTGGAGTTATTCAAGTAACTGCTTCTGCCCCAATATCCAGCACAGGTGGTAGTACTCCAACAATATCTATAGATCCAGCTACAACTTCTGCTGCAGGCAGCATGAGTGCAGCAGATAAAGCTAAACTAAATGGCATTGAAGCAGGTGCTCAGGTTAATTTACCAACAAATTTAGGTATAGGTGAACGTACCGGTTTAACTGCAGCTATTACAAGTTCTACTGGTACAAGTGCAATTTTATTTAATGCTACAGATACTTTAGCAGGTTTAATGAGTGCAGGAGATAAAATTAAACTAGATGGTATTCCAGCAGGAGGTAATGCAGCTACAAATCTAGGTATAGGTGAACGTACCGGTTTAACTGCAGCTATTACAAGTTCTACTGGTACAAGTGCAATTTTATTTAATGCTACAGATACTTTAGCAGGCTTAATGAGTGCAGGAGACAAAATTAAACTAAATGGTATTCCAGCAGGAGGTAATGCAGCTACAAATTTAGGTATAGGTGAACGTACCGGTTTAACTGTAGCTATTACAAGTTCTACTGGTACAAGTGCAATTTTATTTAATGCTACAGATACTTTAGCAGGCTTAATGAGTGCAGCAGATAAAGCTAAACTAAATGGTATTCACTGTTGACAGCGTAGCCGGTAAGACAGGCGTAGTTACATTGACCAAAACCGATGTTGGGTTAGGTAACGTAGATAATACGTCTGATGCAGACAAGCCAGTAAGTACAGCACAACAAGCTGCTTTAAATCTAAAAGCTAACATTGATTCTCCAAACTTTACAGGATCTGTAAAAGAAAATAATAATCAAGTATTGCATGCTGGTAACTACAGTGGATACTCGCCAACACTAACCGGAGGTGGAGCAAGTGGCTCTTGGAGTATTTCTGTTACTGGAAACGCAAGCACTGCTACAACATTGCAAACATCTCGTACAATCAATGGTGTTGCTTTTAACGGTTCTCAAAACATTGTTGTTCAAGACAGTACAAAACTTCCACTAACTGGTGGTACATTAACAGGATCTGTAACTTTAAATGGTGGAAGTATTGGGATCGATGTTGCCCCAACAGATCCGGCCGTTTCAGGCAGATCAATACAAATAGTTAATGGCGGTGGTTTGTTGTGGGCAACAACTGGGAGTTTTGTAGTTGCAAACAATATTACAATAGATTCTTCTGGTAATGGTGTTTATCAATTAGCTACTGCTGCTTCTTCGTACTCACAAACTGCTGGCACTCATAGATGGTATACTGCAGCTGGTGGTACAGCGGGATCTGTGGCTAATATGGTAGAAGGTCTGAGTTTGAATTCAACAGCTCTAGACTCTAAGGTTGCCATCAAAGAAAATAACAACCAAGTATTACATGCTGGCAACTATAGCAATTATGCAATACCAGCTGTAGCACCTGGCACAAGCGGCAATGTGTTAACTTCCAACGGGTCTAGTTGGACTAGTCAAGCACCATCAGGAGGTGCTGGAAACTCAGTTAACATACAAGAGTTCTCCACAGTAGGTACTTCTACTTGGACCAAACCAGCAGGTGCCAAGTTAATACATATTATTTTACAAGCCGGAGGTGGTGGGGGTGGATCGGGACGTGTTCGAGCTTCAGCAAGTTTTAGTACAGAAACTGCTGGAGGAGGCGGCGGAGGTGGTGGAGGCGGTAGAACAGAGTTCTTTTTTCCAGCCAGTCTTTTTGCAAATACAGAAAATGTGGAAGTGGGTGCTGGTGGAAGTGGTGCAGCATCACAAACATCAATAACAAGTGGTAATGCTGGAAGTACGGGTGGCAATTCAACATTTGGAACCACAGTTCGCGCCAGAGCTCGCGGAGGCGTGGGCGGAAACGGAGGCTCGGCAGGTGCTGCTACTACTGGAGCACTTGCCGGCGGTGTAACCAGTACAGGAACACCTTCAGGTACTTTTGTCTATTCTGCTTCTGGTGGTACCGGATACAATATTGGTGGTTCTGGAGGCCGTGGAGGATACAATGGTGGTGGTGGTGGTGGTGGTGGCGGGTATAATTCTAATAGCAGTATCGGCGGTGCTGGAGGTGCTGGAGGCTTGGGGGGTGCAATTATAGACTCTAGTACTAATAGTAGTGGTGGTGGTGGTGCTGGAGGTGCTTCTGGAAATCCTGGAACTGCCGGCTCTAATGCCACCGATCCATTTTTGGGTGGCAGTGGTGGTGGCGGTGGTTCTGGTGGGCAGCCCGGCGCCGCAGGTGGAATACCTGGCGGGGGTGGCGGAGGAGGTGGAGCCGGTTCAAATGCCGTTTCTGGAGCAGGTGGTAATGGTGGGCATGGTTTTGTTCGCATAACTACATATTTCTGAGGTTATTTATGAGAAAACAATTTTTATTAAACACAGATGGATCTGTTCCAGCAGGTGTAGATATAAACCTGTTAAGATCTGAAAATATACCATTAGTAATTCCTACCCCAGTACCAGTACAGTCAGGTATGGTTGCAGTAGAACAAGACCCTAAACCTGACGAGTATGGCGTACTGCGGCAAGTTTGGAAACTGGAACCTTTTGTTGCAGAAAATCAACCAACCCCTGAAGAACTATAAAACCCAAACCAAGCGTTCCATATTTTTTAGCTTGTACACTTGAGTACGATATGTTATAATACAAACAAATACCAGCATAATTTTTAACCTTTTTAAAGGGCTATTAAATGACAACAGAATTCAAAATTGTTATCGATAACATTCGTACTCATGATGTTCAAAACTTTGAAAAGGTAGTAAAACAAATTGATTTTACTATTAGTGGTACAAAACAATCAGAAACATTCTCTTTACCACAAAGCTTGGTTTTGACGGATAAACAAATAGAAAACTTTATTCCTTTTGAAGATCTTACAGAAGCCTGGGCCGTAGACTTGATTGAAAAGAACTTTGATAACATAGAACAAGTAAAGTCACACATTGAATACGTACTAGATACTATGGTTTTAAAAAAGAATCTAGTTCAACAAAGTCTACCTTGGGCTTCGGCAAGCAATGCTGTACGCCCTTTTGTTCTTTTTTAAAGGGTATGATTTATGAAAGTTATTAAACCAATTGAGGTGTTACGTGATACGTACACAGATGTAAACACAAGAGATGTTGTACCAGCTTGGAACAGCGGTACTACATACGGAAGCAGTAGTACTTTTGATAAAGTATGGGTACAGTATCTTGGAGTGGTGTACGAGAGCATCAAGCCCGTCAATTTAAACAACACACCGTCTAGTGGCAGTACTTGGTGGAGAACTGTAACCACAACGTCCTCAGACGATTTTGCCGGTTCTGTTTATAACAGTGGTACTACCTACAGTACCGGAGACATAGTATACTACCAAACAAGTAGTACCGACTGGCCAAAGTATTATCAGAGTTTGCAAAATACCAACTTAAACAAAACACCACCAGATAATTTGACTGGAACAACACCCTACTGGCTAGATCTGGGATACACAAACACAAGTAAATTATACGATATTGAAACCAGTACACAGACCATTACAACCGACGAACTAATAACCACTTTTACTGCCCGCAAAGTTACTAGTGGTGGAATATTTGGTGCTTATGGTTCGAGAGTTTTATTAACAGCAAAATCAGAACGCAACCTGTACTCCAAAATAGACTGGAATACTACTGCGTCAGTTCATACTACAACTCCAACACTGAACTCAATGGTTTTTGCAGCAGACAAAAACATATTGTTGTTGTGCGGTAACAGCGGGTTTTTGAAGTACAGCAAAGACAATGGAGTTACTTGGATTAATTGTGTTACTCCTGCCACAGCGCCAAATTTAAAAACACTGAGTTACAGCAAGGATAACTCTGTTTTTATAGCTGCAGGTACGAGTAGTGATTCAAGCACTGCCATAATTTGGAAGAGTTTGGATGGTATTAACTGGACTAATATAACAGGATTGCCAACAGGTAGTGTTTCCTTAAACAAGGCTATCTGGATAAAGCAATTAAACAAGTTTGTAATTGCTGCCAGTAATGGAAATATTTATACTTCAGATGGTACAGCCACAACATGGTTAGCTTCAAGCGTCGGGGCTGGTACGACCGACTTGGTAGGAATTGTTTATAATCCAGCAAATGGACTAGTTCACGTAATAGGAAATAATACACTAAGATATAGCAGCGATTTGAATACTTGGACAGCTATAATGTGGCTAAACAATATAAGAGATATTGCAGTTGTAAATAACAGTGATTATTCAACAACCGGTTCTACAACACAATATTGTATAGTAGCTGGAACTAGTGGGTCGCTGAGTACTACTCATAAGAGCTCTGATGGTATCACTTGGTCAACAGCTGCAATACTGACTGGAATTCCAACAAATTATGTATCTTCTGGGGTAACATACTGCTATACAGAATCTAAGTGGGTATTAAACATAGGTGGGTATATACTAACCTGGGATGGCAGCGCGTCTACTAGTTATACAGATATTACACCCAGCAACAATCCAAATACCAATCGTACAAGAGTGTACTACAATAACTCAACAGACAGTCTTTTCTTTTTTGGTAATAATAGCACTCTAGTAACAAGCCCAAACATTTACTTTAAAGAGTACAACTTGAATAGTTCCCTAGTAGATAATTGGTATGATTATTTTTACAAAGATTACACTCTTTTGAGCGAGTCAATTTTTGAAGATATTCCTGTTTATACGCGTACAAGAATTACTATTTGTGTTATTGGAGATGTAGTGCGGTGTGGTATTGCTTTTGCTGGTATAAGTAACAAAATAGGAACAACACAATATGGAGCGTCAGCCGGTATTATTGACTACAGCAAAAAAGAAACAGACGAGTTTGGTACCACTACGTTTATTAAGCGAGCTTTTAGCAAGCGAATGAATGTAAACTTAATTTTACTGAGCGCTGATTTGTACAGAGTACAAAAAGTTTTAAGCGATGTTCGTGCTACTCCGTGTATTTGGATAGGAAGTGACACAGATATTTACAAGAGTCTTACCATGTATGGGTATTACAGAGATTTTAGCTTGGAAATTCCATATCCAGAATATTCCTATTGCAGCCTACAAGTAGAAGGATTAACAGAATGATTACAACAATTTCAACCCTACCA